CCCTGCGATCAAAGAGAGCGGTGACCTCTGCGATGATCTGGTACATGTCCTGGGTCACGCCCGGGACTTGGAACACCGAGATCACATCGTTCACCGATCTGCCAACGGCTTCGGAAATCTCAACGATGTTGAAGCCCTTCTCTGACTTCTCCAGGATCTTAGCCTTCAGGTCCGGGTCGGCTGCTTTCGATACGCCGATCAGCGTCTGCGATGAGGTCGCAACACGGGTCGCGAGGAAGCTCATTGCCCAATTAATGAATCGCAATTCCCCGATACCGGGGCGGATCAAAGAAACCGGCCAGGAATATCCCGGCTTGCCGTGCCACGCAAGCAAGGTGAATGGCCAGCCGCCCGGTTCCGCCCAGAAGGGAATTGGCCATTGGGCAGCCAGAAACATTTGCTGCGGGATGCCAGTCTCATCAACCGACTCTTGGAGCATGGCCGGCGGGATATTCAACGGGAACTCAACCCCCTCCGCGACCACCAGATAGCAGTTGGGCCCCATGGCGTCGAACTTGCCACGGAGATCCTTGTCGGCGTCTTTTAGCCGGTCACCGAAGCCTGTCTTGGAGTAGATTTCCCAGTAGCAGATGATGTCGTTGGTCTGGCCGTTTCGGCGCTTGTTTTCATACCCGCGTTCCTTCTCCTCCGCGCGGGACGAGTAGGACTCCAGGTGGCCCTTCAAATCATCCCTGGATAAACCAAACTTGGCGGCCACTTCGTCAATCGGCTGAATGCGCTTGCGGGCGCACCAGCGGATGTCCTCAAACTCGTCCGCGTCCGGATCCCAGACCAAGTTGTCCACGGAGTCATAGAACGATCCGGCGAACTTCACCGCACTTCCGGGCGGGGAGTACAGTTCATGCCACCACACCCCGGCGCCTTTGATGAACGCCTCTTCGACAACCTTCCGGGAATGCTGCTTCAGATTCAGTTCGTTGGGCGTGTAGTTCAAATACGCCTCCAGGAGACCGGCAACGATCTTGCGGCGCTCAAACGCGAACTGTTGCTGCTGCATGCCCTGCTGGTAGGCCATCATCCCGGGATCGGGCATCATCACCGGCTGGCCATCCGGCCCCATGACAGGGCCATCTGGCCCCATTTGCGGCGTCGGCGGCTGCGGGAATATTCCAAGCAGAGGCGCCGGGACGACAGGATAGTCCTTGGGCGTGACCGCCCGGGTGGGGTTGCGGTGGTGGATGACCGACGTAAACAGCCGGACGGCCTCCCAGACGCGGTTGACGCAGATCCGCACGGCAGGAAGATCAATCCCCTTGGCGTAGGCGCGTGCCTGTTCAGGGCCCCACATGGCTTCCGGATCGGAGGCGTAGAAGCCCATGGCCTCCTTGGCGTCATCCGAGAAAGCCTTTTTGTGTTTCCGCGCTAACTCAATTTTCTTGAGCCACGTAGTAACTATGGGCCGCAGGGGATTGTCTTCTGCCATGAGCGCTCCTACTTCTTAGTGTCCCGCTGCTTCTCCAGCAGAGCGACACGCTCCGAGAGGATGGCCAATTGACCGGCCGGCTTATGCTCCCACAGGCCGTAGGTTTTCCAGGCCGGGAACTCATTCGCCCCGGGGTCCGTTACGTGGTGGACGGAAGGCTTTTCCGTGCCGCCATAGCCGGGCGAAATGGCCCACAGGGTCAGCGTCCGAGACGCCACTTCCGTGACCAAGGCCGGGACCGGCTTGGCGCCCTCATGGGCATAAAACAGGACAAAGTCCCCAAGCTCGGCCTTGGGCATAGAGTACTCGCTCATTGGTATTTCCCTTTCGGAGATAGGTACAGAACACCGTCGTCGTCTTTCTGTTCACGACGCCGTTTGTCGGCCAGATACTTCACCCACCAAGGCTCTGGCCCGGTAACCTTGGGGGGCTTGTGATACTTGGGTTCATAGGCGCACAGGTATTCCATCGCCTGACAGGCGTGGACCTCGCCTCGCGTCTGTGGCTCATCGGTCACGTAGACCTGACCGTTGACCGTGGTGGTCTTCTTGCGGTATCGCTTCAACTCACGCAGGAGATTTGGACAGGAGTTATCCAAGACCTTCAGGCGGGTCGTGCCGTCGCCTTGGATGTGCAGCATCCGCCGGACCATCGCCGTGCGGGCCATGATGTCGTCGGACCCCGGCATGAATCCGTAGCCTGACACCAGCGACCGGACCTTGCGCTTCTTCAGTTCTTCGGTGTAAAGCTCATGCGGCAGTCGGCCGGACCCCAGGTCACGCAGCATGCCGCCATGCATGTCCATGATGAAGTTGTAGAACTGCTGGTTCTGGGCCTTGGCGCAGAACTGCTCCCCGAAGATCAGGGCGTTGCACTGCCTGATGTACAGTTCGTCATAGAACAGGATGAACCGTTCGTCGGGCGGCACGGCGGCAAACAGGCATGCCATCACCGCATGGCCAGGGTCGATGGAGACGTACCGCGTCCAATCCAATGGCACCTGTCCGTCCGGCAGATCGGCCCGCGGCAGCACATGGACCGCCGTATTGAACGTCGGGTACATGAGCGTGGATTCGGTGGTGAACTCACCCTCCGCACGCATGCGGAGTTCGTCCATGCCCAGCGCCGACCAGCGTTCGATGTTCTTTTTCTTCTCCTCGTCGTCAATCGCGGAGTTGTCCAAGAATCGCAGCGTGAACTTGCGGATGATGGCGTTGGGGTCGTTCTCCGCCTTCTCTGCGCGTTCGCATAAACCAAGCAGCGCATCATTCTTGGAGTGCGGCATGGCGCTCCAGATGAAGCGGCCCTTGCGATCCGCGAGGCGGGCCTGCATCTCTCCGACCCACGCCTCATTCGACAAGTCCTCGTCACACCAGACCAAGTCGGCGGCGAAACCTTGCGGCGGTTCTCCTTCAGACGAGAAGCAATAGATCGTCCACCCGGTAATCAGTTCCGCCTTCTGGAGATAGCCGGCGTTCTTCTGGACCCACGCTATCTCTTTGATCATTCGCGGGGGGATCAAAGGCGGGGCGGGTTTTGCCTCCGCCCTTCTCGCATCGTCCTTGCCCGGGATGAACGCCCTCCACTTCTGCGTGGCCTCGTCGCGGATCATCCGGAATGCGCCTGGGCGGAACAGGATCCTGTGGATCACCATGCCGATGTGAGTCCACCCCTTGCCGACGATCACAAGGTTGCCGTTCTCTTTGGGGTACTTGTTGTAGGGATCTTGGCCGGTGGCAGCGCGGGCGATCTCTGCCGCAACACAAAGCGTCTTGCCGGCACGGTTTCCCCCAATCACGATGCGCTCACTCGCCTTGCACTTGTGTATCTCGTCCTGCTTTGGCATCGGCGTGTACAGTCGCAACGCCTCAATGCGACGTTCCGCGATCTCTTGCTGCAACTCCTTCATGGAGTCCAGCGCGTGCTTGGTCATGCCCGCAATCGGGGCGCTAGCGGTCGGAGGTGGGGGGATCTTGGGGTGTTTGCGCATTGGCGCTTAGTCCGCGTTGCAATACTGCCGCATATTGATTGGGTAGCCGGTATTCCTGCTCATGCCGAAGCTGGTTCCAGCGGCACAGCCCGTCGCGAAAGGTGTACACGCAATTCCACGCCGCCGGGTCTTGGAGCCGGTCGGGCGCGTCCTCATTGAATGACATGTACTCCGCCATGGGGTACTTGGCGCAGGTCACCAACGTGTCGCCTTCAACCCAAAACAGGCTGCGGTGGTGAACGTAACCCCGCCACGGCGCGTTCCCCGCATCCACGCCGCGGCACAACTCGCTGATTATCGAAGGTGTTTCAATCCATCCAGACTTGGCCACGCGACTGATCTCGGACAGGGCCCATGCCGGATCCAGCAGATCCTCCAGCGTGTGTCGGCAATACAAGAAATCCACCGACTGCGTTTCGAAGGGCAGCCTGTCCTTCGCAATGTCCGTGCCGTCTGCGCCCCATCCGCAACGGATGGCGTCCGGATGCGGAAACGGATACCCACCAGGGCACAGATCCACAATGCGACCGTGCGCCATGCGTAGCGCCGCCTGGATGTTTTCCGAGATGGGCGTCCAATACCTCAGGCGGTCTGGCGGCAAGGAGTCAGGCATTGCTGTCCTTTTGCTCAGACAGCGCTTCCAAGACGATGTCAATTGCTTCGACAATTGATCTGTCCGCAGGACGGACGCCGGTCAGGAACTCATGGCAGTACCGCCGCAAGTTCTTCAGGACGACGACCGCATCACCCAGCCGCTGGAGTTCTGCTTGCGTTTTCATGTTCACCGCACGTTGTTTCCGGAGTCGTCATCGGAAACCGGCTGTCCCCGTTCTCCATCGGCGTCGGGGGATACCGGAGGCACAACCCAATCCGTGGCTCCTTGTTGACTTCGATCCACCACTTGCAAGTTTCGCACTGCTTCATTGAGGTCTTTCTTTGGTAGGGCGTTGATGACTGTCGCCGCTTCTAGGACGCGCTTCTGTAGCTCCTGCTCCAGTTCGTCCTCCGACCAGAGCGTCAGCGGCTTCTTTGCTCCACCATCGGCGGAGTTCTGGGCCGTGAGCCGGACCATGGTTTCCAGCATCTTCGTCCGGAACGCGCCGCCGGCAGGAGCGTCGTAGAACTGCTTCATCCAGGCGTTGCCAAATCCGGAGACGCCGCCGAAGTACGTATACAGCACTTCGACCAACTCTGAGGAATGCGGGATGTTCGACCCGCCAAGCCGGGCCGCGGCGATGAACAAATCGACCGCGCCCTTCTCTATCTCCTGGAGCTTCTTGTCGGTCTTGCGGCGGCGCTTCTTTTGGGCGATCTGGTTCCGACAGTGACGGCACTTGGAATGAAACCCGTCCTTGCTCTTGTGGAAGTGTTTGTGATCTAGCGGGTAGGTTTTGCCGCACTCGGGACAAGTGCGTTCGCTAGCCACTCCTCTTGCGGTGCTGCCAGACATTGGAGTCTGTCGTCACGCCCAGGCCGCTTTCCGCTATGGCCTCCCGCACGCCCGCAAAGGCATGGTAATCATGCCCAGCCAAGATGTATTTGGCCTTGGGGAGCCAAGCCTTAATGTCAGCCGCCACTGCTGCACGGTCATGCTCTGCGTCGATGTAGACGATGTCGAACTGCCCGTCAGCAAAGTGCGAAGCGGCTTCCGGCGACCGGCCAACGGTATACGTGATGTCGTACTTCTCCACGTTCTTGCGAAACACATCCAAGGGCGTTCCGCGGGAGCCGTCGTACGACTTGCAGCCCTCGTCGTTCTTGCTGCCTTCCCACGTATCGACGCAATGCACACTGGCACCGGCCTTGGCCATGACGATTGCTGACCGCCCGGCCCAAGAGCCGACCTCGCACACCTTCGGGCCTCGGCCGTGCATGGCAGCGAAGGCGCGGATCAGAGCGGCTAGCGCCTCTTGGTCCGCTTCGGGGAGATCCATCCCCATGCCGTCAAACTGCCGGGGCAGCCAATCCGGCCTGGGCAGACAGGTCAACTTCACGTTGTTGTCGACGCCGGCCTCCCAGCACTGCTTCAGTTTGTCGGAGATGTGCTTGGCTTCGATGAACTGCGGCTTGCCGACGCACTTCGGCTTCCAGTGGCCCGCCCAAGCATCCCAGTTACAGAAGACCGGATTGTAGCCCAGCTTCTGCGTGCCAACCAAAGAAAGATCGCGCGTCTGTGTAACATCCTCTGTCGATGCCTTCTCTGCTTGGTACTTGTCGGGGTATTCGTAATAGAACCACGGCTTGTCGTCGGATGTCTTGGGTTCCGTGAGTTCAAATACCCGCATGTCGTACATGATCATTCCGGTGGGCAGCGCAGCGCATTCTTGGATGCCCGTCATCTTCACGGCCGACGACCGTTCGTACATCTTCAACTGGAAGTCGGGGTTGGGGTTGTTGGTCTGCATGTTGCGCCACTCAAAGATGTAGACGCACTCATGGGGCGGCGGGCCGCAATACGGGGCCCCAATTGCCACGGGGCCCTTTTCGTAGTGCCCATACAGGAAGTCGAAGGAGGACGGGAAGAACTTTTTGCCGTCCGGCTCGCAGTCGGGCTTCATGTCCGAATCGATCATCACCAAGACATCGACGCCAAACTCCCGGGCCTGGAGGACGGCCCGGTTGCGGGTCATGGTGATGGGCGTATCAGCGAGGTTCCAGATGCGGATGTTGTCTATCCGCGGATCCCGTGACGCCTCGGCAACGAGGGGCACCATCCACTCGCGGATGTCCGGGACTTCAGAGGAAATCCCGCCATTGCCACCGTAAGAGAAAGTAACCAGACCGACGTTCAGTTTGCGTTGTTGCATATATCACCTCGGGGGAGAGTGATGGTATCAGATTAGTGTACGGATGTCAATCATGTCCATGGGCCGGTGAAGCTGCCGTCCACGGGCCCCTTCCAATTAGACTCGCGGAGCAGTTGTCCGAAACGCTGGCGAGACGGGCCGTCTGGCAGGGTGGCGATTTGCGAGAGCATGGCGGCCTGAAGAGCGTCGGGCACATTACTAACCCACGCGCTGCGTTGTTGTGCAAGCCCCGCTTCCGCCACTCTCTGCGCATCATTCCTCGCCTTCATATCCGCCGCGTGTCCTGCGTCACGCTCGCGGATATATTTTTGCGCAACTGGGTCGGCGGCAACGATTTTCTTCCCCTTGTCCAGAAGTTCGTTCCTTATCTGAATTGCGGCGTGGTAACGCTCCGGGGTTGCCGCTTCGCGATCCGCCATGGAAATCTGGTCGTATCCGCCGCCTCGGCTTCCAGTCTTGGCGTGGTACGCATGCATGGTAGATTGCGCTGCATGTAGCTGCGCCTGCTCTTCCTTGGATAGCCGCGCCGCGGGGTCGGCAACACTCGCATTTACAGGCGCTGCTGGAGGTGGGGTTATTGTTGGGGAGCCCCATTGCTTCTCGTAGGCAGAAAACTCACGCCACCGATTGCCCTCTTCCGTGGCGGAGCGAAGCGCTTGTTCCGCCCTCTTCACCCTGCTGTCAAATTCTGCCAACTTGCCGACGTTTTCGTAACTGCGTTCTACGGGATTACGCAGTACGGCAGCCAGCCACTCGGCTGCGGCGCGCTCCGCTGGTGTGATGGTGGCGCCGGCGTTCTCTAGCAAACCCAGGCGCTCAACCACGCGATCCGCGCGGCTTAGGTATGCGTTTGGGCTGTCTAACGTCATAACGCCGTAGTATGATTGCGGCCTGTCTGATGGCGCACCTGTGTTAAGCAGTGTACTGGCGATATCAATTTGATCCGCTGCCCGGTAACCCAGTTTCTGGGCCGCTGCGTTCCTGGCTGCCCGGAGGTCTCTGGCAGCCACCGCCTCCTGTGGGCTGCCGTACTGCTGGCGGTCGTCTATGCCGTCCTTGTCCAAGTCTGGAATTGGTCCGTCGCCACGACCATACGGCGTTCCCTGCGACGGCTGCTGCACAGCCCGTGCGGCACCTAAACGCGACTCTTGGGATCGCAGGATGGGCCGCCTGGGAGTGGGGCCGGATTGTTCGCTGTCTGAGTCCATCCAACCGCGAGCCCTTGGTTCGCCGCGCTGGTCAGGGGTTCCAGGCAATGGCTGGGCTGGGACGGCGGTTGCCTGCGGCTGCTGCGCCATCCACTGATCACGCGGCTGATAACCGGGGAGCGTGGCAAGCCACTGCTGGTATGGATCGGCCTGCATGGGCTGTGGGCCGTACAGCGACGGCGGGGCCTGCATGCCAATCTGGTTCAGCGCGTCCTGCTCTGCGAAGTATCGCTGGAACGGGTTGTAGAACCCGTCTTGGACCATCTGGTTGGCTTGCGCGCGCATGCCCGCGATGTCGAATTGCGGAGGGCCGAAATTCTGGTTGGTGAAGTTGGCTGCCTGATAGGGAAGCAGCGCCTGATTCGTTTGCTGGACAAACGCGGCTCTTTGCGCGATGGCGTTCGCCTGGGCCTGGAGGGGATTGTTGGCGGGAGTGAAGCCGTCTGGGGTGTACACCCCGGGCTGCATGTTGGCGAAGGGGTTCTGCTGCGGCTGGCCGACGTTCCTCCAGTCCGGGGTGCCGCCCGCATAAATCGTTCCTTGGCTGCGGGGACTTCCCTGGGTATTAGACTGGCCGTAGGCCGTTCCAAGAGACGGCGCCTGCGTCGGCTGCGCCCGGCCGGGGGCGTAGACAGAAAAGTCCATGGATTTGGACTGTTTGGTCTGCGGCGCGGACGGCTGTTGAGTCTGTTGTTGCGGCTGGCCCGCCGGCCATGAAGCGGGTGGCTTGTATGGATTGCTACCAGTCGGGTTTAAGCTGGTCGTCCAGCTTCTGCCGTCAGGCATCATCAGGCTCATTCGTCACCCTTCTTTGTCGGAATACCATCCATCCCCATGCCCGTCCCTTGGAGCATGCGGAGTTTGATGATGTCCACGGATTCCGGCTTGCGCGTTTCCGCGATCAACTGCCGGATGAATTCCAGGTTAGGTATTGCTGGGTCCATAAGGAAAACGCCGCTGGCCAGTTACCCAGCCAGCGGCGCCCCCGATTGCCCTGTGACGGGCAGATGTCACGGTGTCGTAGTTGCAATCAAACCGAGATTAGCAAGGGCGTTGGCGATGGAGGTGACGTTGTTGAGCGTCACGCCGGACGGCCTGGCAGTCACGGCGGCGCCGTAAAAGCCAAGGCTGCTGGTGGACGCACCGACCGTCACGTTCGTCGCCCCCACGGTGAGGGCGTTGGTCGCCCCCGTCAGGTGCTGGACGACATCCGCCACCCGACCGCCGTGCTGCTCACTGGCAAGACCGACAATCAGCGTGTTGCGAAGTGTCACAGGCGAACTCCTGGCATGTGGATGAGACACGCAGACGACGCCGACGCCGTGCTGGCCGCACGACCGTAGTACACAACGCGACCAGTGGGCGCCGCGAGAGCCAGCGTGGCGGTCTGCGTGACCGCAAAGCCGCCCGTGTTGCCGGACGACGTAGCAGCGGTGACGCTGTTGATCGTCGTGCCGGTGAGGTGCTGGCCCGGCTGCGTGGCAACGCTGGATAGGATCTCCGTGGGCCCTTCGACGGTCACCCAGAAGACATCGTTGCTCGCCACCCCAGCGGGCGGGAGGTACTCATCGACCACGCCGGCAATGCGCTTGTCGGCACGGCCGTCTTCGTACGCATAGCCGTCCACCTCAATGGTGGAGCCGGCCTTAAACGTCACGCCACGCTTCGCGAACAGCGTGGCACCGGAGCCGTTCCGCACCGCAACGCATGTCTTAATGCGGTTGCTGCGGACCTTGCCCGTAACCGGGTCAACGTCCGGGAACTGCTTAATAGCGCCAACCCAGTTTCCGCCGTCAGCGGCAGTGGTGACCCCAAGGGTCTGACCCAGTGCGAACGGCGGGTCAACAAGAAGACTCATTTCTATTTACCTCTTTCGTAGTTAGGCAATGGCGGCCAGTTTGAAGAAATTCCGCGGGCTCTTAAACTTAAGGTTGCCCAACGTTGACACAACGTAGCGGTACTGCTGCGTGATTTCGTCGTAGAACGGCCCCTCGCTGTTGAGAAGCTGTCCTTCCATGCAGAGCAACTCCATGTTGCCGATGGCCAGGCCGTAGCCCGTGTCGGCGGGGATGGAATTTTCAGACGAAACCTCAACACCGTCGAACTCAAACACATCGGTGAAGCCGTAGGAACGGAGGCCGTTCTGTCGGCTGACCACGACGCGCTCCTTGGCGTCCAGCGTGTTGAGGAAGTCGATGTACCAGCGGCGGTTCAGGAGGCACATGTCCACCTGATCTTCCTTGGTGTCATTACGACGGGTCTGGTGCAGCGCCTCGCGGAGAGCCTTGGCGCAGTTGGCCGCCCAGGTCGAACCACCGAAGTAGGTGCTGGTCACGTTGCAGATAACAGGCGAATAGAAGTCGTACTCCGGATCGGCTTCGCCGTTTGGCCAGATGCCAGACTTCTGCGAGCCGCCGTACGAACCCAGGACGGTCGAAATACCGGCGTAGGTGTCGCTCGGCCAACCGAACGGATCCGGGGCCGAAGTTGCGCCGGGCGTCAGGCCGGAGTTGCGTTGCAGGCCAGTGGTAACATTGACCGTACCGCTGTATGCCAGGAACGACTCCAGGCCGTGGAAGCGAAGCTCGTTGCCGGCCGCGTAGCCGTCAACCACCCACTCCTTGGCAAGGTACTGTTCCATGCTGGTAAGGAGACGCGAGGCCATCTTGCCAGCGACGTTTACAAGAGCCTGAGCGCTGCGGTTTTCCAGCATCTCCTTCTTGTAAATCGCGTCGGTAACTTGCGCGCCGCGATATTCCAACTCGGCGTTCTTCCAGAGGTTCTGGCGAGCGAACGAACGAGGAGTTTCGCCGTTGTTACCAGACGGCGTGTGATTTCTGTACTGGACTTCCCAGTCGAAACCCCTGCCGCTCATGTTAGTGCGGATGTTACCGCTGCCTTCCAGCGCGGCGAACACCTTGTACTTCCGCAACGAGGCGACCTCTTCCTCCCGAAGGTGGTTGACAATCGTCGTTGCGATGGAACGTGCCCAGTCAGTCGAACTAGCCATTAAATG